GTAGCACCCTCTCTAAAAAATCTTTTGTCTGCATCCAACTTGTCCAAAGTCAGAGACACCACGGCAGGGGGCGTAAATTCAGCAAGGCAGTGGCACTAACTCACTTTGCGAAAATCGCCCCTCTTCGGCTAACGAGGCGTGTCAAACCTAGCCGTAGTGAAACTATGAAATATTAGTCGTCCCAGTCTTCAAGAACGTCTGCTATATCATCTGCCTCTTTCTTTGGTGCAGCAGTCTTCTTAGCTACCTTTTTAGGTTCTTCCACCTCTTCTTCAAAAGGATCTTCCTCTGGCTCCGCTTTAGCTGGCTCTTCAACCGCACTAAAAGGGTTATCGTCGCCAAAACTAAAACCATCAGTGGCTTCAAAGGGCGATACGTTTTGTCTCTCCGCGAGTTTCAAGACCTGCACACTCTTTAATCGCAAAGATACACCTGCCCCCATCGATCCGCTATAAGGCACTCCAACGACAGCTAGGTTTATCTGACTGCCTGTGGTTAGTTGGAAGTCTTCTGGTAACTCTTTAACCTTAGCGTCATACTGTGTTGGCTTCTGAGTCTTCTGTCCGTTATAAGCCCCTTTCAAAGAAGCCTTGTATGAAAACATACCGTCTTCTTCTTTCTTAAAAGGGTTGCTATAAGCAGGCCAACTCTTCTGCTTCTTAGACTCGTACAAACCTTTCATAAAAGTATGTAGTTCTTTAGCAGAAGCTTTACTCATTTTAAAATTAACAGAGTATTCCGCGCCGTCATCTAACGCACCACATGGCACACTTCGATTCTCTGTAGCACTCCAGTTGTAAGTTCGGTCAAGCTTCGGGTACATCGCCTCAACGTCCATTACAACGTAAGCAGCAGATACTTCTTCAGACATATGTGTTCTCCTTAAATGTCTAACTAATTTTAGCTTCGTTAAAAACAAAACCATCTGTTTCAGCGAACGGTATGACCTTTCTAATGGGTCGTACGTTCATGGCTATCGCCTCAGATACTTCTGGTTTGTTTTGTAACTCCACCACCTCTTTTATTTCGGCATCCTTTAAGACCCGCATAGGTCTAAATCTCAACCTTGGTATGTAACTTTCTTCAAAGATGATTCGGGTCACTACCATCGTTGCGGACGTATCATGTTTAGCCAAATGCTTGGCGTAATTCTGCATGGACATCCACCCACGTTTTGCATCACCAAACAACGCCGTTGCTGGCAGTTGTAGCTGGTAAATATTTTGTAAGTCGTCTTCAAATACAACAGCTAACCGCTGCGAAAACTTACACGCCCTAGAATTCCCTTGTCCCGAACCTTTTACGTTCTGGATGCAATCAAAGCATCTAGGGGCTTGTCTATCCGTAACATTGGGATCTGGCTGGCGTGTCGTAGAAGACCAACATATAGGTGCATTAGTAGAGTACTCAGCGTACACCTGCTTGTAGTACATCCGTGCGATTGAAGCAGCATCTACGATAATTACATCAATCGTGTCTTGATCTAAGACAGCCTCACCATCTGGAGTTACCTTACGGAACTCCCCCCCTCTGATACTGATTTTCCTCAAAAGTCCTCGTCCGCATCAAAGTTTTCTAGGACTTCTTCCATAGCTGCATCACCAGCCACCTCTGACTCAATCTCTTTTTGCAGCAATGCTTCCACTACTGCATCCAGTTTGAATCTGTAAGTCTTACCAATCTTAACGTATGTGTTCTCTGGAATCTCCCTCTGTCGAACCCAAGCACGGGCAGTGCTGACACTAACATTAAAATGTTTAGCTACATCTTCTATACCAACGAACTCACTCATTTTGTCTTCCTAATAGTAACTTGGAACTCGCTATCCGCATTGAGTCCTTTCGGAACCAACTCTGGATTCTCTTCTAGGAACTGTGACACAGAAGATTGGTGCAGACGCTTTTCAAGCAGTTCTGGAACTTGATGTTCAAGAACAAACTCATGTAACGCCCCCCAATCGTCAGTCCAGTAACGAGTCCTAACTGTCCTGTAGAACGTACCAGAGTTAGTCTTCACACTTTTAAGATCATTCTCTTTCAAGTGCGTCAAGAGTTCCTCTTTTACCAGATCTTGCTGCTTTCGCAGGGCAACATCTTTCGTATCAAAACTCTCTTTGAGTCTGCTACGTTCAGCCTTAATCTTTAGAAAGGTGCTCACACACCGATCCAAGTGTCCTTGTTTTTCCACGCAATCACTCCTAGTGATGAACCATTAAATATAATGGTAAACTACACGCTAATCAAGTAGTTCGTTGTATAAATCTATGATTTTTGTGTGTACGTTAATTCTATTATCTAATAATGCGTACATTTTCTTCTCTACAGGCGAACCTTGTAGTTGTACGACAGTGCATTTGTGATCCTGACCAGACCTATGCACACGAGCGTTTGCCTGTGCGTATGTTTCTAAAGAACTTACCGGCCCCCACCAAACCACTGTATTAGCAGCGGTTAGCGTTATGCCGTGTGCTGCTGCTTGTGGTTGAATGACTAACACTTGTGGGGCTGCTGTTGCCTGAAACGCTTTAAATATTTCGGTGCGTTTGTTTGCGCTTACATCACCACGGATCATCTCTGTGGGTATGTTTTCTTTTCTTAATTTATTTACCAGAATATCTATCGTGTGTTTGAACGGCACAAACACTAGAACTTTCTTGCTTGATTCGTCTATTACCTCGCGTAAGACCTTGTATCGATACTTAATATCAAACTCAAGTGACTCACCATCGTCGGTGTAGACTGCACCAGAACTTATCTGTAGGAGCTTGTTCATATTCACGGCTGCGTTAACAGATGTTATCTGCTCCCCGCTTGCTTGAACGATCATCTTATCTCTAAGTTCTTTATAGTATTTCTTTTGCTGTCGGGTAAGTTCGACCTCACGTTTGGTGTAGATCATATCTGGCAGATCTAGACACTCATCTTTTGTAAAACGTATGGCTGGCTGTAACACTTTAAATACTTTATCAGTAGCGTCATCCTTGGGAATCCACTTAAAGTTAGTGATTTTTAGCATCACCTGATCCCTAAACGATCCAAAGAACTTAGGTACTGCACTTGGGTTTATGATCTTAGCTAGGCCATACGCATCAAGTGGGCTTTGTGCAGCGGGTGTACCTGTCATCATCCACACCCATGTGTGCGGTTGTATCAGTTTGTTGAGTGTCTTCCACCGATTAGTCTGCACGTTCTTATAGTGCGTAGCTTCGTCAACAATAATCAGATCAAAACCACCGTTAGCAATATCGTCAGCGACTATCTCGACACCATCGTAGTTGATGATTACGAAGTCCACATCGCTGTTTATGATCTCTCTTCTCTTTTTAGCTGCGCCATAGGCTATATCGACAGTGCGGTGCATAGCGAATGTGAAGAGATCTTCGCGCCATGCCGAGTCCATAATAGATAGAGGGCAGATCACCAACGCACGGCGTATATAGTTGTTCTTCATTAGGTAATCAGCGGCCCATATTGCGCTAGCTGTCTTGCCTGTACCCTGCTCGTTGAAGCAGAAAGCCCTTTTGTTCATGGTGAAGAACTCAGAAGTTGTCTTCTGATGGCTCATGGGTGAATGTTTTCCCGTCCAATCGTATCGTGTACGTATCGGGGAAGGGGCTTTTATATTTAAATTTTTAAGAACATGGGTCTCTTCAAGCCCCCAGTTAACCAGCACTTTGTTGGCTGTTAAAGATTTGCTCTTAGGAATAATACTAGTAACCTTCCGGGGGTCACGTAGCGTGAGCAGCAATGCTTTGTTTTCTATGACTTTCATAACCAGACAAACTCCACGTTCTTGTTTTTAAGATCGCGTTTGATTCTGGCTATATCGATATCGTGTAGCTCTTTTGCTTCTTTATCGCACATCTCGGATACGATAAATAATTCAAACATATAGTTAATAAAGTCTAACTCATCATCGAAGTCAGATAGTTTCTTTATGTTCACTTGTTCTCCTAAAACAATGCCAGCTTCGACCCCACTGCTGGCGAGTGGTTCTTAGGAAGGAGGAGTACTTCCCACCTCGGTCTATAGACTCAGTGACTGTCAATTTGTAAGGGGACACCACTGAGCCTAATTCTATTTACCGTTTCTACTCCTGTTCTTACTAGGACTCTCTAATCTGTAACCGTCCTTGTTTGAGCCACCTTTACTTAACATCTTATTGTGGCTTACATCTTTACCTTTTCTATTTACTTTCTTTTTATCTAGCTCTCGTCTGGCACGTTGTCGTTCCATGCGATTTTTGTGCTCACCTCTAGCTTTCTGCTGTTGGTATTCTTTTTTGTAGTTGCGTTGTCTTCTACGCATCATCTTCTCCCATTATGAGGGCATTCCATGACCTGACACCACTGCCTACATAATCCACTAGGCTTAGGGTTCCACACATCTACTTTATATGCAGTCTCCATCGTTTGAAAGTTATCCATCCACTTATCCCACAGCGTATCTTCTTCGTATTGTTCGTATGTGTTTCTTATTAAATCTTCACACACTACAAACAGTAGACCCGCTCGAACTGTATCTACGTTAGGGAAATGCTTGAATGTAGCCATAGCCATCAACTCTAGCTGCCCTTTATCTGCATATCGTGAAGACTTGCCAGTTTTGTAGTCCACCACATACGCTATACCCTGATCCTGATTTAATATAATCAGGTCCGCTATACCTCTCCACCATACGCTGTCTTCGTAAAATCCACATGGCTCTAAATCTTCTGTGAGACCCATTCTGTATTCACAAAGCTTATCGCCCTTTTTTCTCCTAAGAGCATCCAGTGAGTCCTTTGCATATAAAAATCTTTCGGGTAACTCTTCACCATCCCGTATATATTTTTCTGCTGCTTTGTGAAACTGATCTCCATATCGTATCGCTTCAGTGGTTTTAAAAGGATACTGCTTGATAACTTTTTCATGGTAGAACTGCTTCGGGCATTGTTGGAATGCCTTTATCTTGCTGAACGACCACGGTGCGGCTTTCATTTAAACAGTTTGCTCTCCCACTGACACACCTCATTTATGTGAGTGTGCTTAGTAGTAGGCTCCACCATGCCAACCTTGTCCATCCAACCCATCTTTCTAAGTGATGCTATCATCGCACCCCACACATTGTGATGATGCGGTTCTTCCATGCCCTGCTTCCTACAGAACGCACATATCTTCCCGCCCTCAACATACTGGTTTTTGGATAAATAATTAGCAGCATGACGGTAGTAGTCCTTTTTCCATTCGTTAGGCTCGTTCTCCCAAGCTCTTGTTATTTCACTCTCAATAAACTCATGTCGATCCATTTCCATTATTCGCAGTCTCCATATGCCTTACCTACGCCTGACTCACAATCGAGAGGCAAACCTTTAGCCCAAGTAGGCACAGTACGCATACACTCTTCGATATACGTTCTCGCCTCTTGCGCTTCATCTTCTTTGACACACACCACCAGTGAGTCATGTACTGTTAATACTACCTTATACTTAGCAGATATGCGTAGCATTTGCTCTCCAATTATACATCTTGACACTGCCTGACACGCATTCTCTACAAACTTGCCACCGTATATCTTGGTTCGGCCCTTTCTAGTCTTATATGTATACTGATAGCCACGCTCACTGTTCTCCCCCCGCAGATCTTCGTAGCGCATGAGTAGTCCAGAGGGCAGAGATACCGCCGACTGCTTTGCCAACGAGCGTATTACGTCATGACGACCCACCCTAGTTGACACCTTATTGGCTAAATTTTTAATCATAAACTGTGAGTCTCTCCACAGCCTGCTGATATTGCCGTTAGACTTACGGTATATATCTATGATGCGTCTGGCCTCTTCCAGATCAATGTCCACCCCAAACGTCTTCAACTGTGCTTGGAACTTCAACGCCCCCATGCCATACCCAGCACCGAGTATGGTTGTCTTACCGACGAACCGCTGATCTTTACTTATCTGATCTTCTGGCAGGTTGTAGATACGCGATGCCATCTTGACATACACATCCTCTTTATTAGCAAAGTCTTCTACGAGATCTTCCTGACCAGCCAACCACGCCAACACTCTTGCTTCAATCTGCGATGAGTCACAGTCAATCAAAACACTGCCGTTGGGAGCTAGGATGCTTCTCTTTAAATATTTACCATCAGGACCGCGACTCGGTAGGTTCTGCAAGTTGATCTTGTCTGACCCACCCCACCTGCCTGTGTGAGCAGCGTAGTACCGAAGTGGAATCGGCAAAGCCCCACGTTTCGCTATGTCTATGAACCGTTGAGTCCTAGTCTCTTCTAACGTGCTTTTGTTACCTAGTCGCGCTGCTACTAATACTTGCACTTCATATGACGAACTTTCTTCTAAAGCTTTGAAACCATCGTCCGTCTTAGCAAAAGCATATGTTTCTTTGCCTGTGGCAGGGCTGATCTTTGTCGGCGGTTCCACCCCATTCTGTCGTAACAGTTCAGCAAACTTATCGTTAGACATCAGATCTTCTTTACTAACCCCTGCCTCAAGCATGAGTTCGTCTTTACGATCCTTGACGTTCTCCAGATGCGCTTCTAGTAACCCTAAATCTAGCTCCAACACTGGTTCTGTAAACATACGCAGTGTGGCATCTATTATCTTTAGTTCCTGCTTGGGGAACCCTTTGAGCATACGGCTAAATAGTTTGTGAGTAAGTTCAACATCGTTGATGCAGTAGTCACCGTAACGACTGAGTTCTGCTTCTGTGAAGTCTTCGCGTCTCTTACCCTTGGCATCCAAGACCTCAGTACCTTTCTCTCCTATCTCGTAGCGTTCAGCCAGTGCTTTTAAGCTACCACTGACTTCTACACCATGTATCGCCCTGCCTATAGATAGAGTATCAGCCCAAACTTTAGGTTTGATATCGAATAGCCAAGATAAAATAGCACCGTCAAAAAGGGTATTGTGAGCCAGAACCATGCTGCTAGCCCAATCGAAGAAAGGATCTGAAAGAAATCCTGCAATCTCTTCATGCGTACCACTCGCCCATTCGGTTTCTGAGTCGTTGACTTTTACGCCCACACCGATGATCTGGAATCTAGGATCTCGTATATATTCCTCTGTGGTTAGTTTAGATAATGAGAAATCTTTGTCGTAGAAAGTCTCAAAATCCAATGTGATTAGATCCACCCTTACTCCTTTTCTTTTCTAGGCCAAACCAATTCAGTTACACCATTCCCCTGCCTTTCAACTATTAATTGGATGTGGTCTTCTTTCATCTCTGGCTTACGCAACGGTAAGCAATCTCTATCCATGACTTTATACCTAGCCACTTCCTCGTTAGCTGCATATACAACAACTCTATGTGAGATTTTCTCAGTGAAGTAAACCTCAAACTCTTTTTCCCCTTCTTTTTTCATTCCCTTTCTCCAAACGCTTGATCTCAGCGTCTATGTAAAATTTGATCTTTTTCGCGTCACGCAGTTCACCACTGTGCGAAGACTGCCCATAACGATAGCATGACCTAAATATCTCACCGATCTGAGCGTTCATGTTTTTGTGGGAAATCAAGTCCTGTAGCTCTTTTGCTCTGGACGGTAGCTCATAATATTTAGCAGTAGAACCGTCTGATACCCCGTTGTCCCCTACCGCTGTGTTATCGTTTCCAGTTGTAACGTTGTTACCAGCTTTTGTGCCTATCGCTACCTTTCTGCCATTTACAGTGATGTATCCTTTAGCAGCTTTTGAAGCTGGGGTGTCATATTTGTCTTCCAGATTGATGAAATATTCAACATCAGTGGGTTGTTTGCGAGGCCGACCTCGTTTCTTCTTCTCCGTCATCTTCTTTCACCTTTATTTCTATGCGGTTTAGTGGAACGGCTTTGAGGTTGTATACCCCTTCGGAAAAGCCGTAGTTCAAAATAAAATGCTCTGCAAAATACTTACTTGGGAACGGCCCAAACGTAGTACGTGATTTATCACCTGAGTGTGTACACCACACAACGTATTCTAGTTCTTCTTCGTCGTTCATTTGATCTCCTTCATATCGATGGTGTTTTCATCCATGCCCCACTTATATGCGAGGGTGTTATTGATTTTGGCGTAGTGCTTACGTACCTCGCGCAAGAATGATGAGGTGTTTTCGTTATAGAGGCTTAGTTCCGTGTATTCCTCGTTTGTTGCCATGAAGCGCAACTGCTGCAAAACATTTGCTCGTGTCACTTCTTGTGGCGTCTGTCCGTATTTATTTCTCATTTGTCTTCTCCGCGCAGCTAATGAGAAGGTGATTGGATACGTCCAACACGTTATCCTCATTAACTATCCAGCTCAGCCCTCCAGCGTCACTGATCTCCTGTAAATTTTTTAACTGTAAGGGAGTCGCCTTGTTACGGCCCGCCTTACACTCAATACCGAAGAATTTGCCTTGGTAGCACCCCACGATGTCAGGCACACCGCCTTTACCGTAACCACCTGTGGCAGGGAAGAAGTAGTAAGCCCCTAACTCGCGTAGCTGCTTAGTTACCTTTGCTTTTACTTTGCTTTCGGGTGTTGCTGCCATTAGCTGCTTTCAATAAATCTTTTATCTCAGCAAGCTGTTCTGTTATCTCCTGAAGACTAGACAACAACTCGCGCACTTCATGTTCTTCCAATTCGATGGTCAGTTTGCCCATCTCTGTTCTCCTAGTAACTGGTATCAAAATCAGGTGTAAATTACACCTGATTTTAAAAGTGTGTAGTGATCGACGCGATTAAGTCAGTATGAAGGAGGAACCATTAACAAACCCCCTGTGGGTTGACCGGCATCGCGCCCTTTCTTTAAACCTTTATTACAAGGCTGGAGAGTCGGACATCACTACTTGCCCGACTTCTAGTGTCACCCACTTATCATTCATTTAAGCCTCAACAATAAACTTGTTCTCACCGTAGCGTCTACCTACACCTTCGATGTGGTTTACAGCGTGGCTTTCGAGCACCATCAACATCAGCAGCTTATCGCCTATGTCTTTTGGTAACTCGTCCACCGAAGCATACTGCCCTTCAACTACCATGTCAACACAACTCATACCAATACATCGTAAATCAATACGTCCTGTATCAAAATCTACGTATATATAGTATTCCGCATCATTCAACGCTGCATTGGACATAACAAATATCCTCAGTGCATCGTATACCGACATCGGGTAGGAACTCACGCAGACCAACGACTTGCAGTTTGAGCAGCTTGTCCAGAACATCTTTGGGAATATCATCCTGTGTAGGGTACACCCGTTCATGCCCGACGATGCTGTTGTGCCTGTATGTGTCGTGTGTCTCAACATTGACTGCGCGGATCTTCTTACCGTCCTGCCAGACCAGCGCACCTTTACTCGATACTGTTGAATCTTTACGGAACTCTCTAGCATCCCTGATCTCGTCCAGTATCCTGTTGACGTTTGGATCAGAAAACTCGTGCCCTGATCTTCTAGTCATCTCCAGCTCTGTCAGTAAAGAATCACCAGCAGTATCGTATGTAGCCAAACCAAGCTCGCTCTGTAACTTGATGATGGCAGCTTTCAATTCACTGTTGCTTCGCTCGATAGCGTGTTGGAAATCATTGAAGTAAACGTAGTGAACCTGCTCAGTAGTAATACGATTTAGGTGTGCTCTACACTTACGTATCAGAGTATCGGTCTTATCCGACATAGCCATGTGATGCTGCTCTGAGTAAGAAGCATACCGATTATTCTCAATGTCGGGTGCATAGAGAACGTACTTGTCCTTACCCCCTTCATTGTAGAAGTTACCGTACCCAATCCAGCCACGGATAAACGTCTCATTGGGATTGTACGCATACATGGTAGCGTTATTTTGCTGCGCGAACTCTATCTTAGGCATCGCTTCTTTTATCCGCTTTGCCAACGTCTGAACTTGCGAATCGAGATCTCTTATATCCCAAACCTTACCAAGCTCCGGTAGATCCGTTACTCTTATCAAGTCGTCTTTACTAATCCTCGGATACACTAGTCTTCTCCTTAAATGTTTTTTGTTTCAATGTGTAAGATCCTGCCTGTATCGGTGTCGAAACCTTTGTTGTCTAACACACACCACAGAACTGGACAGTCCCATCCATCCAACCTACCAGTGATCTCACCGTCAGTGAAAACGATCACTGCTTGAGGGCGAATACCCTGCTCACGCATATAGGGCGGTACGCAACTTACCCTCGTACCACCACCCCCTAGTGGCTTCGTACTTTTGGTAAGGTCATCTATCCGATCTAACTCGTAGCTTTCATCCCCTTTTATCTTGGTATCCCAATACAGAAGACGAACCTTGTCTGGCCTGACGGAGTTACATATACCTGCCATCTCAGATAAGAACTTATCGATATGACGCAACACTGAACCAGATGTATCGGATGCTAACACTAGCTCTTCAACCTTTTCTGATAACGTGCTGGGCATATAGATGCCGGAACCAATGTACCTGCGATTAGGTTTAGACCAC